AATTCTTTAGCCGTTTGTTCTGCGCTCATTGGAAACCATAAATTATCCCCGGTTACTTCTTCGCTTGGGCCGCCCGGACGCATAACAAATAATTTATTAACAGCTCGCGACCCTTCTTGAACTGTTTGAGTATATCCCATAGCTAATTCGCCGGTTTTTGGGCTATATAACGGAATTTGTTGTTCTTTTGCTCTATTTTCGGTATTAGTATCTGAAGTTAATATCTGATTTAGATAACGCTCGCCTTTCGGTACAATATCTCCTGCGATATTTCTATCGTAATCCGTTCCTTGGCTAATAACGAAACGATCTCCGCGAACATCGATAGCATTACGGGAAACTTGTTTACCTGTTCTTGGGTCAATACCGTAATAAGTTACTGGTTTTGCAGCATCTACATAACTACTTCTTCCTGCATCTATAGCTTTTTGACGTTCTAAAGCTATTTTTTGTTCAGCTTCAGCTAGGGATAGCTGACTAGCAGCTTTAGCTTCTAAGCCACTACTATATGTTTGACCAAAAGCTTTTGCTCCACCGGGAGTTTTTACAGCCATTGCAGGTAATAACCCACCGATACCTTGAACAGCCTTACCGAATTTCGTAGGAACTTGTCTTTCAGGACGAGCAGAAGATCTAATAGCCTCTTGCTGCATTGTTGCGTCGATTAAAGCTTTAGTCTGAATTGGATCTAAGCCTTGAGCCGCCGCCCGAGCAGCTAAACTTTGACGAGTAGGCGCTTTAACTTCTGCAACAGTATCCTCGAGTAACCCTGAAATACCCGGAATTTTAGAAGCACCCTTAAACGCTAAATCCCCAATAACAGGGGCCGCTTGTCCAAGGATTAAACCTAATAAATAATCCTTAGTCTCGTCTTTTTCTTGTTGTCGATCTCGTTGAGAAAGTTGTCGCGTTGGGACACTTTGTCGTGCTACAGGTTGAACCTTAATATCAGGAACTAAATTCTGCGGCTGACCGAACGTAGGTGGAGGGGCAAATTGAAGGGCCATTTAACTCTCCCGTAATGTTTTTAACATTTCAGCAATACTAGTCATGCGTTGGGCGGTTTTAGTAGGAACTTCACCCCCTTCCTGCATTTTAGGAACTTGACCGCCGTAAGCCATAACATTAGCAGCATTTGGATCAAAAGCGGGACCACCGGCTGGAGCACCATTAGTATAGTCCGTTTTAGTCTGACCCGTACCTCCTCCCTGATATGGCAACATATATGGGTTATACCCACCAGTACCGTAATTACCGTAAGCGGGAGGTTCACCAACACCAGAGTAACCAACACCACCGGCCAACGGCCCAAGGCTCCCGAGGAAGTTTCCGTATTGACCGAAGACTTGTCCGGGAAGGTTATACTGACCGACAAAGTTTTGATAATCGAGATCCAAACCTGCTTGATTCATCCCTCTTTGTAACCCGCCGATACCCATCATTAAATTAATATCTTCGCGAGCTGCTCCGGGTAATGCAGAAGCTAAACCGCCGTAAGTTTGACCAGCCGCTCCGTATTGATTAGCCATTCCAGAAGCTAACCCAGAAATACCCGCAGCCTGTTGTCCACGAGCCTGTTGTTGTCTAGCAAATTCACTACCGGCTTGGTTCTGTGCTTGTTGATAACCTTGAGAACGAACACCGGCTAAAGCTCCGACAGCTTGGTCAGTCATCGTTCGTTGTAATTCTTCTTGAGAAACACGTCCTCGAGAACCAGAAAGCCCCTTGGCTTACCTGATTAGCAGATAACCCCTGAGACTGCATTGCAGTGTTTTTAGAAAGATCTTCAATAATTTTATTAGTAACTGCGTCAGTATACGGATCTTCATATGCTGTATAGGAACTGGGGTCGTATTGTGCATCACCCATGTCCCGATAAAGTCGAGCAGCTTCTTCAGAACCTTGTTGGGCGACATTAATCCCTTGTTCTGCTAGTTGTCTTTGACGTTCGTAATAAGGCTGATATTGCCCCACTGCCGAATCTGCCATATCCATCGCGTAGTCTTCTCGCGGAGCAAATCCAGCGATCCGCTCTCCGGTATAGGTGTAGGGACTAGAATCTGCCCCACCCATATTTTCAAGCTGATTACTGTAATACGATTGCAACATCGGGAAAAATCCCGAAGGGCCGCTCGTACCATAGAGCATATTAAGTATCCCTTCAGCGGGATATTGATAACTATATGTGGATTCTTCTGCCATGGTCTTATCCGAAGTTTATTCTGTCTAATGAAGCAATACCCTTAGCGTGATCACCGTCACCTAAACGGGTTACTGCGTCTGCTGATACAACATACTCATCATCACTTGCCCAAATCGGCACAAGGTCTTCTTTAGGGCCTCCCGGCCCCGTTACTTCTCCGCCGCCTAAGTATAGGTCTCTACCTAAAAGCGCCCCACCGTCCTTAAAACCGCTTCCTGCGATCGGGTTAATACCGATTCCCGTTCGTTTAGGGGAAGGCCGAGATCGACTAGATGTTGCATAAGTCGTAGGGTTAAATTCGTAGGCTTTATTTACCGCCGCTTTTGTCCCAAATTTTATTAATTCAGGCATTGTTTCCTTTACCGCCATTAATAAACTTTCACTTAACGGACGTTTTGCAGTTTCCCCTGTTTCTGTCGTTGGGACAGTCGGAGCTGTTGGGGCGGTTGGAGTCATTGGTGTAGTTTTAATTGGACTATTACCCGCTGTCGGTGTAGCTATTGCAGGAGTTTCAGGGGTAGAAGGTTCTTTTAATTTATCAGCAAGTCTCATCGTCGTAGGACTAAACGCCTCACCTAAATCACGAAATAACCCATCACCACTAGCAGCTTCAGGATCAAGATTAGTTACATAATCATATACCCCTGAGAAAAAACCACCAAAACCACCGCCCTCTGCCCGATATTCAGGGAACTGGTTTAACTGGGCGTCAACAGATGCGCGATAAGCCTCGTTACGAGCCTCTTGGTTATCTAATCCGCTAACACCTACACTAGACGATGGTCTACCGTACTTAGACGTAACTAGTTCTGATATATTTGGTCTATTAATCATATTAGTTTCCTAGCACTTCCATCGTTTTCGAGCCTGTCTTAGCCTCGAATCTGGGTCTTTTGCTGCTTTAGGGAACTTCTTCATCTGTCCCTCTGACCTCGCGCAATACGATTTCTTTCGTGCAGCTCGTTTTCCTGTGGGGTTCTTTTCAGTAACGGCTGTCTTTAGTTTACTACCGGGATTCTTTTTTCGATACTCTTTGACGCCTTTTTCAGTCATTCCAGCGCCTTTACTGGTCGGACGGTAATTAGCGCCTTTTCCCTTAGTAGTCTTTTTAATAGGATTTTCAGCTGTTCTGGGCATTATCCAACCTCTACCGTAAGTGAACCATCAAGAATTATTTGTACCGCCCCTATTTCGCCTTGAGCTTGTAGCCCCTTGTTAGGCTCTGGAGTGGTTATATTGACCCATTTATAACCATCCCACATCTGTAAAACATTTTCTGTTAAATTCCAAATCACATCGCCTGACGTAAACTGAAATAAATCTCTATTAGCCGAAGTAAACGCTGGCGTATTAACAGGGTTAAATGCGTTTAAATTAATCTCTAATAATCGAATTGCCTTGTTATAGACTGAAGTAGGAACAGACGGCCCGACATACGAATACGGCAATCGTCCCTGCAATAACCGTCCAATTGTCATTACCGTTTACCATTAGCTACTAAATCAAGTCTAGTTGCTCCAACTCTAAACGCTAACCCTAACTGATCATCAGTAGTTCCGTCATCGTCAGATTCAAAACGTACTACAGCCTGTCGTCCCCTAGCTCGCATATCTACTTTAGTAGTAGAACTATCAAATGCAGTAGTTTGATCAGAAGTTAAACTTTGACCGGGATAATTACGAGTTTTTAAAACCACGTTTAATTTAGGTGTTGAAGTTGTTGTGTTATAAAACTTAACATCTGGAATAAATGTTCTTATAAACTGGAAATCGTTACCATCTCCTAAGTCGAAATCCCCGGACTGTATGTAGACATTTTGCATAGGTTGCCCATCTGCATCATTACCTACTTCATGGTTATACAAATAAGAATACCCGTTATCTTTACCCGCCGCTATAGGGTTATCGAAAATTCCTTCATCCATCCAAGCTGTTCGAGAAAGTTGTCCAATTGCCCAAGTTTGGTCTACATAGTTATAGGTAACGTATCTGTCGATAACTGTCTCTGTCCCACTACAATAAAACCAACCTACTTCGTTGAACTCTTTATTCAAGGTGGCGAAACATTGGTAAGACTGAAACTCGTTTAAATCACTAAAAACATAATCGTGGACTAAACACGGAACTACTTGAACACCCCCAGAGTAGTTATAAAAACCTTTACGGTCCATCCAAAAAATTCCAGCAGGAGTATTAATACAGGCATTAGGCCCGATTAAACTCACACCTTCGTTAACTAAATTAAGTCCGAAAGTTAAGGGTGGTCCAATAAACTGTAGACTATATAACGCGGCGTCTGTCCAAATTAATGTCTCTTGTCTAGCTCGCAAACCTCCGATAATTTCGGACCCAGCAGAACAGCGTAAAGATCCCGCAGTATTCGTAGCTTTAGGTTCCCAGTCAAGAATATTTTCTTGATCAGAAAAAGCAACTAACAAAGGGTCAATAACAGAAGTTCGACCTGTGTCAGAAATAGGGTCTGCACCTAGTATAATAACGTGACGGTCTACGTCAGAAATTAAAACTTGAAGTCCAACGGTTGGAGCTAAATTTGACCCAGATAAAGAACTAATTGCTACTGCAGGGTTATTTAAAGTGGTAGTTTTATCCCAATAATAAATACCCCCGGCCCTAGGACAAGCAACTAAATCTTCTCCGAAATTATCTATTGACCAAAGTCTTAATTGATTAGACGCTGAAAGTGCACTAGTTGATCCCCACGTCCCACTGCCCCATGTTCCTGCTCCCCAACCAGAACCAGCTACGAAAACATCTAGGCCCACGTTTATTTGAAATACTGCAACGGTAGCACCTCCTCCGTTTCCAGTATCACTTCCGTTAGCCGTAACGGTGTCTCCGTTAGTATCTTTCGCAGTTATTGTGAAAGTGTTTGTCGTTGGCACAGAGTCGATTTGATACTCTTGATTTAAAACTGTTGCGGTTATTGTTCCACCCAAAGTTGCCGCATCAGTAAATGTAACAAAATCGCCAGCATTAGCGCCGTGACTAGATACTGTAATTGTAATAGAGGAAGACCCATTAGTCGCGGCAAAGGTTGCTCCACCCGCTGCTGTAGTTTTTCTAATTGGTGTTATATCGTTGTAATTAGCGCCTTCTTGTATGTAAAGTTTATATGTAGTC